CTCGCTCATAGCGATAGCGACAGCTTGGTCACGGGATTTAACCTTGTCACCAGAGGAAGACTTGAGCTTGCCTCGCTTGTATTCGCCCATTACCTTGCCAATTTTCTTGGCTGCTTCATCCATTTTCATAGGAATCTCCAATATAGGTTTCGCAATACTACCATAAATAAAAAAAAGAGCCACTTTTTTAGGGTGGCTTTTAAATGGCAACGGCAATCAGACCAAGCCTCGGATCAACCTTTTAATCGGTTTACCCCAAGACAGGTTAGACCCCCAAGAGATGGTGGCGGCATCTGAGGCAAATGTCAAGACAAAAGCATCAGCCATGTCGGGAGATTTCAAGCCCCGTCTACGAATATCATCTTTAGATTCAATTTTTATTTTGCCATTAGATGTAAAGGTGTACCTTACAGTCGCCAGTTCAGCAATGAAATCCTCGTTATTGGGTATCTTGCAGTCCCGTTTCTCAAGCCAAGCCTTGGTTTTGTGCCAGAGTTCTGCTCTCAGATTCAGATACGTACCACCCATAGCAGGGCTTTCGGACACGTTAATTCCCCGACAAGGCAACTTTAGTTCTCTTAGTCGGTCAACAACACCAGCGCCTAGGCCAATAGAGTCAACCAGAATTTCTGTAGGTTTACTTTTGTGGTCACAGGCTTCGTATTGAGCGACTACCGCACCAGTTAACTGCATCAGATCCAAGTTCCTCCACCTCTCAAGAGTGTGTACAACATTAGACTGACGTTTACATAGAACTGAAGAATCGGAGCCAAAACGAGCCACATCGAGTCCCCAAATGATCGGAGCATCTTCATAAGCTCTTGTATCCCTGTGTTTAGCAGACTCAAGCAACTCCATAGGAATAATCGTGTCATCATCGCTCCTTGGAAACTCACCCAGAACCCTGATCCGATAAGCATTACTTTCCTCGCCATAGCGGGATTTCATGTCTTCTACGTACTCTTTACTCACCCTAGTAGAGTCTATACAGGATACTCTCTTTGTCCACCACTCATCTTTGAGCCTGTTATGCGTGTCAAAGAAGAAGCCAGAAGACCTTACAGGGTTCCCAAGTAGGATGGTCAAAGCGTTATGGCCTGACATAGAACCTGCGGCAGCCTCGAATACTGCCTCTGGAACACCAGAAGCCTCATCCGCAACCAACATGACGTTCTCAGAGTGGACACCTTGGAGGGCTTCGGGTTGTTCAGCACGAGAAGTACGGGCAGAGATAAACGCCTCGGTAGCACTTGCCTTTAGTTCTATCCTCTCTTGTTTGACATCGAGTAGGTCTTGGATAGGTTGGGGCAGTTCTTTGACCCACCTCTTTAGCTCGGCAAACAAAGCGTCATACAGTTGGGCAGAAGTAGGGGCAGTCACCACGACTTTGACGGGATACCTGGTCAACAAGAACCAAAGCATTGCCCAAGAAGCGGTGGTTGACTTTCCAACCCCGTGGCCAGACCTGATTGAAATCTTCCTCTCACCAGAGGCTACGGCAGTTAAAAAGTCTTGTTGCCAATCATCAGGCTCTACTCCTAGAACCTCTTTAACGAACAGGTTTGGGTCATTCCTGTAAAGGGTAATGAACTGGATAAACGGGTTATGTGCCATTGTTTTCCAGTATTACATCAGCCTTACCCATGTGCTTTAGAGCTTGGAGGTGTAGATCACCCAAAGAGATATTGACTTGGGTCTTAGCGGTGTCTCCATAGTTCTCAGGGTCAAGCTTGGAGGCCATCCACTTACGGGTGTCTACTTGGAGTCTGGCTTTGTTGACTCCACTATTGCTTGTCTCATCTGCTTGGTCAGCAATATCAAGAGCCTCTTCTGCCAGTTTCTCAGCCTTTAGCTTCCTAGCAGCCAGTACCGCATCTCTACGCTCATCAGTATGGTTAATCCAGAAAGAAAGCATGGGCCTAGAACACTCTATGAACTCTGCCAAGCGTCCTATGGTCATTCCTTGAGAGATATGTGCGGTAACGAACTCTATCCCCCCAAGCTCTTCTATCTTCTTCTCCAACGCTCTCCTCATAGGAAATCCTGCCATATCTTCTCCTTGATTTAATGGATACAAATTCTAAACTATAAAAAAATTTTTTGGAGGGTTATATGTGTACGCAAACAACGTAGGGGGGGTCTATAGCTCAAATGCTATACCGATATGTGTTTATGTCCCCTGTCACAGCGCCCCCTACTTTTACTCAAGGGGGGGGTAAACCCTTACTGGTAAACCCTACCCTTACGTACTAACCCTTAAGGGTAAACCCCTAGGTAGAAACCCTGGTTAGGGTAAACCCTACTGTATGTTGGCCCAGTACTGTATGCCTATCCAGCTCCTGGGGTAAACCCTGATAGGGTAAACCCTTGGTCCAGAGGTTATGCGTTTTTTGCATAGTTTGTCTCAGAGGCGCAAAGTGATTATGTAGAGGGACGTCTAAGGGGTTTCTAAATGTTTGTTTAATGCTTATCTAACCTAATGCCTTAACCCTTGCCATCCCTATGTAATCCCCTTGTATATCCCCTATCTAAAGAGAAGCCTCTGTTATGGGTTATCCCTTCTTTTCTTTTCTTAATTGTAGCTACAGAATCAAACTGAATACTCAGGTTCTAAGGGTAACTACTCATAGGGTTTTGGAGCAGCGTTATAGATCAACAACTTACGAGACTTGGCACGATTCTTTCGTGCTATATATGTGAGAGGGTAAGAAAATGCTCTCTCTTTCATCAACTCAATAGGCGTTAACACAATGAACTATACAAACCAACAAATTGACCTCATCGTTGACTCGATGACATCAGGCATTCATGGAAGCTTTGCAAGGGCAATAGGAGAGTCGCTCATGCTTGCTGACTCTACTAATCAAGCAATCATCCTTAAATCGTTTAGCGCCTTGTTTTCTAAGGTCGCATCGTTTCTCGATATTGGAGAACAAAAATGAACGATAACCATAAAGACATTCTTGCAGCCATTGGATTAGGTTTAGCCCTTTGCATAGGTTTGCTTGAATGGTTCGATATCCTCACAAAATAACTCTTTTCTTTTCTTTTTTAATAGGTGTCACGTGATCAAAATATCTCAAACCTCAAAACTGAACGCCCGCTCATGGTCATTGCAAGCTTTAGACACTTGTCCTGGTTCATGGGCTGCCCCTGGTGAATTAGTAGATGCTTGCAAGGGCTGCTATGCCACCACAGGGAACTATAACTACCCAAATGTTAAAGCCCCCAGATTGTCTAATCGGGAAGACTGGCAGCGCCTAGACTGGGTTTCTGACATGGTGCAAGAGTTAAACCAGGATAGATTTTTTCGCTGGTTTGATTCTGGTGATGTCTATACCTTAGGTTTGGCAGAAAAGATTTTAGAAGTAATGATACAAACCCCATGGGTTTCTCACTGGCTGCCTACCAGAATGCACAAATTCCCCAAGTTTTCCCATGTTTTTGCACAAATGGAAGCTTTGCCTAATGTAAAGGTCAGATTTTCCAGTGATTCTATTCGGGGTGAATATATCGAGGGTTTGCATGGATCGGTTATTGGCCCAGATGCCGCCACATTTGAACCCAAGGAAGGTGTGAAGCTTTGCGAAGCTTACAAACATGGTGGCAATTGCAATGGCTGCAGGGCTTGTTGGTCTAAAGATGTCCCATTGATTGCATACCCTGCCCATGGCCAAAAAATGGCACGAGTTATCCGTTTACAAACAATTTAAAGGCTAATTATGAAAATGGGAAACATTGGGGTAATAACTAGCGAAGATCAAACATTGATGGAAATTGATTTAGTCACTTGTGGAATGATTTTCTGCCATGCTTTGCATAATCCATCAATTCACAAATGCTGCTATATCGAGGAATTCTGGCTATTAATTGATTCGATCTAAGCATTTTCACAAACACTCAGCGTAAAAACTGGGTTTTTTTGAAAGTGTTTTGTAAGTGAGCACTCACATCATAGACATTGTTTTAAAGCGCCTAGAATCGGTTTTCATAGTGCAAAGCATAGTAGATATACCCTAGGCAAAAAAAGCGCTTAGAACGGGTTTTAATGGCATTCTAGGGATATATTTAAATTGTGTCTCATGCGCTGTTTTCTAGTTTAGCGAAGTGAGCGCCAACTTACATGATTTTGTGAAGTGAATGCTAACTAACAACAATCTAAGGGTAAACCCTAAAAATGTGGGTTGTACGAAAAAGTGGCATTTACTTTTTAGAAAGTCAAGTTAACCAATTTTTGGAAACTCAAAGTTTTTGAAAGTTTGGAAATTAGAAAGCATTATTATTTTCGGGTGGATTTTCTAATAATCGTTTAATCGTATTATTAAGTGCGTCAATCTCATCCATTTTCTTTATATGCCACATTCTCTTTTGTCCATGCCAACCTAATACTGAATTAGTATGGCAATCTTGACATAATGCTATACAAGTATATTGCAGACCTTGTTTGTAATGGTGGGCTTCTGATGGTCCTGACTTATCACATACTGAACATGGAAGCATCTTTACCCTTGCTAGGTGGAATCTTTCCTTGTTGTTCAGTTTGTTGTTCATTGAGTTGCCCTGATTTCCATTCTGGCTGAATACTGGTTAGTTCTCCAGACCTCGATCCTTGCTTGGGCAGCAGTCATCAGCCACCGATACTTCTCTTCCTTTTCCACAGCAGCTCTTATGCCTTCTAGCACTTCGATGTATTCAGCATGGGCATAGGCAAAGGTTTCTTGTTTACCCAGAACTTCCGTCCCTGCCTGGCTCATCAGGTGAGCCTTCTTGGACTTTCGGAATTCCTCCAAGTACAGGCGCTCTGACTTCGCTTGGGCGTACAAGGGTGCGGTGTCGATCAAATACTGAATTGCTTTGTCGGGGCTTGTCTGGCTCTCCATGAATTAATCTCCAATGCTTCTC